AGGTGATGCTATCGCTGTGACAATTGACAAAGACCTTAAAGGTGTACCCGGATGGCACTACAATCCAGATAAAGATAAGTGTCCTAATTATATTGATGGGGCTGAAGCAGATAAATTCTTAGCGTTTCAATTAATCAAGGGAGATTCTACGGATGGTATCCCCGGTCTTCCGGGTAAAGGTAAAAGGTTCTTTGAATCTGAGATCATTAAGTTTGATCAAGAAGACTGGTTCCAAGAAATCTATTGGGCGTATCAAGAAGATGGGTTCGATAAGGAGTATTTCTTGGCTCAGGCAAGATGTGTTCGTATCCTCAGAGAGGGTGAGTTTAATAAAGAAACTCAAGATATTAACGCTTGGGTTCCTGAAGAAATTTATAGTTGGGTATAAGAGATATAGGAGAATTTGAATGAACATTTTCCAGCAGTTTATTGCTGTGTCAAAGTACGCTCGTTGGATTCCAGAAGAGAACAGACGAGAAACTTGGTCCGAGACTGTGGACCGCTATTGGGATTGGATGTCAGGACATCATCCCGTATTAGAAGAACGATCAGATATTAAAGACATGATTAAGAATATGGAAATCATGCCTAGTATGCGTGCCTTGATGACCGCTGGACCTGCGGCTGATAGAGACAACACATGTATTTATAACTGCTCATACTTAGAGATCAATGATATGAGATCATTCAGTGAGTTGATGTATGTACTCATGAATGGTACTGGTGTTGGTTACTCTGTAGAGGAGCACGCTATATCTCAGTTGCCTGTTATTCCTGAGATCAAACGGAACGAAGACTTGTTTATTGTTCCCGATGATTCCAAAGAGGGTTGGGCTACTGGACTTCACAACTTAATTACTGCATTGCGAGAAGGTCAGCATCCCACGTGGGAACTGCACAAGATTAGACCCGCAGGTAGTAGACTCAAGACCTTCGGAGGGCGATCAAGCGGACCCGATCCATTGGATGCGGTGTTTAAGTTTGTTACTAAGACTTTCTATAATGCTCAAGGTAGAAGACTTACCGCTTTGGAATGTCACGATATTTGCTGTGTGATTGCACAGTCTATCGTGGTCGGCGGTGTTAGAAGATCTGCCATGATTTCTTTGTCTGATCTTTCTAATAAAGAGATGGCTAAGTGTAAGAGTGGATCATGGTGGGAAGGATCTAACTTCAGATCTCTCGCTAATAACTCTGCTGTCTATAACGGGCGACCATCGTTCGGTGAGTTTGTCGATGAATGGCAAAGCCTGTATGATTCTCGTTCAGGTGAGCGGGGTATCTTTAATCGAGATGGTGCCAAAGAACAGTGCGACTGGTTGGGTAGAGATTCATCTATTAATTACGGATTGAATCCTTGTGCTGAGATTCTTCTCAGACCAAATCAGTTCTGTAATCTTACCGAGGTTATTGTTAAACCAGATGATAAGATTAGCGACATCAAGAGAAAGATCGAAGCCGCTACCATTCTCGGCACGTTACAATCTTCCTTTACTAACTTCCCATTCTTACAAGATGAGTGGAAGAAGAATGTAGAAGAGGAGAGATTGTTAGGTGTTTCATTCACTGGTATCTACGACAATCCTATTACTTGGGGTAAAGAAGGACTGCAAGTTCTTGCGGGTCGTTTGAATAAGTGGAGAGACTATGCTAGAAAGACCAATAAGATTTGGGCAGATAAGATTGGTATCAATCCATCGGCTGCTATTACTTGCGTCAAGCCTAGCGGAACCGTGTCTTGTCTGTGTGATACCTCGTCTGGTATTCACCCTAGATTCTCACGACATTATATTCGCCGTGTAAGAATCGACAAGAAAGATCCTATTTATCATATGCTTAAAGACCAAGGAGTTCCACATGAAGACTGTGTTCTTAACCCTGATCATACGGTTGTCTTCTCTTTCCCGATGCAGTCTTCTAAGAATGCTAAAGTCGCTGAAGAGATCACGGCATTAGAACATTTAGAGTTGTGGAGAGTGTGGCGAAACCATTGGTGTGAGCATAATCCATCTATTACTGTTAACTATTCTGACGATGAGTTCTTAGAGATTGGCTCATGGGTCTGGAATAACTTCCAAGATATTCAAGGTGTATCTTTCTTACCGAAGATTGATCATGTCTACGAGCAAGCACCTTTCGAAGAGATCGACGAAGTAACTTACAATATCTTAGCAGATCGAATCCCTTTCGTGAACTTTAATAAACTTTCAGAGTTCGAGAAAGAGGATAATACAAAGGCTTCACAAACGTTGGCATGTACTGGCGGATCGTGTGAAATAACGGAGGTATAATGTTAGACGTTTTAACAAGATTAAAAATTGGTGGTACTGTTAAACCACAAGAAATAGCTGGTGTTATTTTAGAATTAATTGATCGTATTAATGAATTGGAAAAGAAATTAAATGAGAGAAAAGAAACAGTACCCACCAATAGACGAAAGACTAATAAAGATTCTTGAGGAGTGCTATCCTCCTCTTGAATATACTAAAGATATAGATGTTAGTGATCTAGCATATCGTGGCGGACAACGATCCGTTATTTTTAAATTAAAAGAAATTCTTAAATTACAAAAGGGGAATTAGTAATGAAGAACCAAATGAATAAAGCTGCCAAAAAGGGCAGAGGCGGAGACTCTATCATGGGTCACTTGGCTCCCGGTGAAATGGTTGTGCCACCACAAATTTTAAATAAGTATCCAAAGTTAAGATCAGCTTTAGCGTCTGCATTCATGGAAAATAAAGTTGACCCAAGAAGATACTTGGTTGGATCAAAGGCTAACTCTATTAATCCTAAAACTGGAACTAGAGAGTTTGGATTGTTTGATGATATCTTTGATGACGTGTTTGGTTGGGAAGAAGGTAATCCATCTTGGGAAGCAGAGCAAGCAGAAAAAAGGGCAGCTCAACAAGCCGAAGAATTTGAAGCAGAAATGGCAGAACTTGCCGCTCAGCAAGAAGAAGATTTAGCGGCTGCTCAAAAAGAGGCTGCTGCTCAACTTGCTGCTACTAGAAAGCAAGGACAAAGGTTACAAGCAAAAGAAGAGGCTAGAATTAAAAAGGCTTCTATGTTAGCTGATAGAGCAATGGCTGCTAACTCCGTTGCTGCTAAACTTTTAAATGAAGCTAAAGGTTTAAGTGCTGTTGCTGGTGAAGGAAGAGATGTTCAAAAAGATAGCTCTCGTTCCTTTGCTACTAGACTTGCTAGAAAAGCCCCGCCTAGAGGATTCACCCGTGGTGGTGGCGGTGCTTCTATGAACCGACCTTCATAAGGAGCTAACTATGGGTAGCGCACCAGATATTCAAATGCAATCAGCTCCGGGTATGGGCAACATGATGAACATGATGCAACAACAAGCTGAAGCACAAATGCGAATGCAACAAGAAATGTTTGAACAACGACAAGATGAATTACGTATTGAAGAAGAAAACAGAATGAAAAGAGAAGAAGCCGAAAGAGAACGACTTCGCAGAATGGAAGAAGAAGAACTTAGATCTCAACGAGAAGCAGAAGAGCAAGCTATCTCAGAAGCTAACGCTGTTGTAGAAACAGGAGAAGTTGAATCTAACTTATTAGATTTCTATGGCTCTCTTATGCAGGGTCAATCATCCGATGCTATGTATCCAGAATAAGGAATAAACTATGGAAGAAAAAACTATCGCTGAAAGATGGACAGCTTTGGATAACCAAAGAGTAACCAAACTTGAACGTGCTAGAAAGTGTGCTTCCTTAACTATTCCTAGTCTTATGCCACCTGAAGGATGGACGGAAGAGGATCAACTTCCCCAACCATACTCTTCTGTTCCTGCAAGAGGCGTAATGAATATGGCATCTCGTATCTTATCCGCCATGCTTCCACTTAATGATTCCCCTTTTTTTAAGTTTGAAATGGATAATGGTGTGGAGACTACGGGAGAAGTTTACAACTACTTAGAAACTTTAGCTTACCAAGTACATGGTAAACTATCATCACAAAATTTAAGAGAAACAATTTATACAGCTTTACAACATCTTATTGTTGTGGGTGATGTATTAATTCTGATGGAAGATTCTATGCAATTTAGGATTATTAGATCAGATCAATATGTTATTCGTCGTACAGTAGAGGGAGAGGTTCAAGAGATTATTCATGTTGAGCATGTTCCTTTAGACAATGAGGAAAGTATTGTTCATCCTATTTACACTCAAGGATATCAGGAAACTAAAGCCGGATATCGTACTCACTTTATTCGTATTGCTTTAAAAGATGATGGTGAAACTTGGGGATACGAAAGACAAGATGGTGATGGTAATACTTTAGACTCAGGTGAGTACACTGTTAATCCTTATATTCCATTACGATGGTGTGCTGTTGCAGGTGAAAACTATGGTAGATCACACTGCGAGGATATCATTGGAGACATTCAAAGTTTAGAGTCTTTTACTGAAGGTTTATTAGAAGGTGTAGCCGCAGGCTCTGCGTTCTGGATTGCTGTTAATCCAGCGGGTATCACTGAACTTGATGATGTAGCGGGTGCTAGTAATGGTACTTTTATATCAGCAAGACAAGAAGATATCTCTACTATCTCTCCAGCCAACACTATGAATTCACAGATTCAATCAACGCAGGCTGGTGTAGAAATTCTTAGGCGAGAAGTCGGCAACGCTTTCTTATTAAGTGGCTCTGCAATTCCTAAGGGCGAGCGTGTTACCGCTACCGCTGTCAGGATGATTGGGTCCGAGTTAGAGACTGTCTTAGGTGGAGCATTCTCTGCTATTGCTAGAGATTTAATGGAACCTTTGGTTAGAAGATCTGTTTTTCTTATGTTAGAAAACAATGAGATTGATCAAAGAATGAGTCAACAATTTTCAAAGGATGGTATTCTTTCTGTTCAAGTGGTGACTGGTCTTCAAGCTTTGTCACGAGATACTGATTTGCAAAAGCTTATGCAGATGGGTGAGATGGTTCGTAACTTACCTGAAAATGCAGTTCAGTTATTTAACTGGGAAGAATATGCAAGACAATTAATTACCGCTATTGGTTTTGATAACAACAACTGGGTTAAGAGTGAAGAACAAATCCAAGAACAAATGATGGCACAGCAAAGAGCACAAGCGGAACAAGAAATGATGATGCAAGAGAAACAATTAGCTGGTCAGGCTATGGCTAATGTTGCAGAGAACGTAGCAACAGAAGCTGGTGTTCAAGATATTCAGCAAACAGGTGGAGCTGGTATTGAACAAGTATTACAAAATAATCCCGAAGCTTTAGCTAAGGTACAAAGCATGTTAGGTGGAGGTGCTTAATGACTACGATTGATTCAAATAATCCTAGTGTTACTTTAACTAAAATTACAGCAGCAGTTAGTGATCAAAATTTAAGTGCTGAAGGTAATTTTAATATTTTAGTTTCCTCAAACTCAGCAGCCTTGGCTTCTGCAAACGGTGCAATTGCTTCTAGTGTTATTAATGATCAAAGTGTTTTAAATAAATATTCTGTAGGTAGTATAGAATTTGTTACTGCTTTTGATAATGATGTTGTATCTAGTCTAGTATTACAAGCTGGAGATGGCTCTGGAAATTGGACTGATGTTTTAACCGTTATCTCAGACACCAAACCAAATGTTGCTGGAACTACAGCATCAACTATGGATTTAAGAAATCTTTACGTACCTCAATTAAGATATGTATTTAATAAAGAAAATAATACTGTTGACAATGTAACCAATGGTATAGTTAAATTTAAAATAGGAGTTAGTTAATGGCTATTGTAACAACTGAAGCACAGTGGGGTTCAGGATTATCTACGACAAACAGCTACAGTATTTTTTCAACCGTAGCCACCACAGCTTTAAGCACAGGAACAGATGGAATTGCTAGTCAAGTAATTACCACCTCTTCTTTAAATGGTAAGAAGGTTATGATGGGTGTTGAAATTGTTGATGCCTTTAGCGATGTTGCCGGAGAGTTAACAGTTCAGTTATCAGCAGACGGATTAAACTTTACTGACAACTTTGCGACTATTATTTCTGATACTGAACCAAATTCAACTGGCGTAAAATATGGCATTGCTGATTTAACTGAGACTAACTCTCCTTTCTTTAGATTAGTATTTAACTCAGCAGGCAACAACGTAGGAACATCAGGTACTCTCAAATTTAAATACATCGCTCCTCCATAATTGGTTATATAGTATGAGCAGAATTAAATTTGGAAAACAAATATTACCAGAAGATTTACATACACTGGACATCGAGGGTTCAGATAATAGATCTACATTGATTTTAAATAAGCATATTAATTTAGGATCAGGCACTCAGAGTTATATACTAGACATGAGAGAATCTATCTTAGGAAACTATGGATTTAAAAAGCCATTAGATAGAGAACTGTCTTGGAATAAACATGAAGAACTATTGTATGCTCCTACTGTAGATACTACTGATTTAATCATGGCACTAGAGTCAGAAAATTATCGTTTTGGTATTGTTACTAATACTATGAGTAAAATAACTGATACTGTAAGAAACGTAGATATCTTAGGCGGCTATCAATATGGGGCGATATATCCCGGTGCATCTAGCGCATTAGATAGAGCACCTACTAAAGGAACTGCTATAAATGGATACAACGGTATGCACTTTGATGGAACTCAGTGTGCTAGTGGTGCAGGAGATGGTATTGCAACAACTGCTAATGGTAGAGGTGTACACGAATGGGCGGTTACTATGTTAATTACAACACCAATAGACCCAGATTCTAATCGGGCTATTTTTTGTTTAGGAGATTCGCAACCTATGCCGCTTGATTTAACTGTTAGGCATTTAACTACAGGAGCAAATGAAGTTTTATCTTGGAGAACTTATTCTGAAACTAGTGTATCATTTGGAGGTTCAACCTTTTACTTTGCTGCTATTGGTGCTGCAAGTACAGGAGGAGTAGGAAACGAAGCAACACACTTACTTACGTTTGGTTGTAAAGATGATCCAACTAGCTTTACCCCAGCCCCTACACCTTTTGCTAATTTAAATGGAGCAACTGGCAGTGGAGTTGGAGGAACAATTAGAGGTGACGGAGTTCATGCAAGAAAAGATAGTTTGGATGGCTTTGTTACTAACGAATTTCCTACCTCTTATAGTTACGGTTTTTATAACGACGTTAGATTAATAGAACCGATTACTTTTGCAAATGAACCTAATAGTTTGAATAGAACTTTAGTTAGACCTTATACTGGCGTTGTTTATGATTTTGTTATGTATAACTATAGTGAGGCTAACGTAGATAAAATAGAAGGATATATGGCGCATAAGTTTGGATTAGAAAGTACATTACCCTCCGATCATACTTATAAAAACAATGCGCCTACGACTAGTAATGCGTAAAATACTATCATTTTTATTATGGATGTTAAGTTGTAGAGGTAAGAAATATTACATGGTTCTGCCTTTACTTGTTAGCTGTAAATCAATTCCAATCGTATCGTCAAAAACGGAAGCTCCGATTATCTCTTCGATCCCTACCGTGACCGATATAGGTACGGGTTGCGATCCGACTCTGAGTTTAATCGGAGCAGCCTGTTGTGTTGCGGGTATCGCACTTTTAGTTATTACGAAGGGGATGATGGGATGGCGACCTGTGTTTGGCGGTGTAGCATTTGTGGTAATTAACTACGCTATGTGTAAATATGCTGCATACTTTTTTATTCCAGCTGCTATTGTAACGGGAGCAATCTCGTTAGCATGGGGTTGGAAAGTTGTTTCTAGAATTATTAATGATGATTCAATTAAATTAGGAGAAATGAAACTATGATTGAATTTGCTACCTTTAGTTGGGGCTTTGTCTTGTCCCATGTTATTGCGTTTACTTCTGGTGCTCTTGTTGGTAGAGCAGCATGGGAATGGGTTCGCGGCTTCTTTCCGTGGAATAGATAAATGATTATCGAAGTGGGGGGTGCTGTCGTGCCGATTGTAGAAATCATTGTTGGTTCGGGTGTGATAGCAATGTTATGGAAGATGAACAATCAACTTGGTTCTTTAACCGAGCAGATTAAAAATTTTTCCTCAGTATTAACGGACCATGAAACAAGGATTAGAGATTTAGAAAAGGATAAATAATGTCAGAAAACGAGATTCCGCAACAGGAACAATCGTTTGATTATCAACAAACGACTCCTGATAGTTTAAGTAATGCTATTAATGAGGCGGAGCAATCTATTACGGCTACACCTGACGATGTAAACTTAGCAAAAGAACGTCAAGCTTTTGAAAAATATGTAGAGTCTACTGGTAATCAAGTACCAGATAACTTTGAGAATGCAGAAGCTTGGTTCAATTCGCTCAAGGAAGCACAGAAGAATTACACGCAAGGTCAACAAGAGATTTCTTCTTTAAGAGAACAGTTAAACAATCAGACTCCTCCTTCTCAGGAGAATGTACCTGAAAGAGTTGAGGCTAACTCTGATGAGTTAAGAATTACTAAGGAAGAAACTCCACCAGAACAACCACAAGAAGCTCCCGCTTTTTCTAATGAAGACTGGGCTACGTGGAGTCATGAGGTTGCAACGACTGGAGATCTTAGTCAAGATACCAAACAATTAATTCAAAACAAAACTGGATTTACTCCAGAGATGATTAATGATTTCTTGGCTGGACAGAAGGCTAAGATGAGAGAATCAAGAATGAACGCAGCTAACAAGGTTGGGGGCGAAGATCGACTCAACTCTATGTTCAAGTGGGCTGCGGAATCATTAAGTCAAGATGAGATTAACTCTATTAACGTTGGGTTATCTCATCCTGAGATGCAAGAAATTACCTTATTTGGATTAGCGTCCAAATTTGATAATGCTGTAGCCAATAAAGCTAGCAGTAAAGAACCACAAAGAAATATCAAGGGAGATAACGTGGCATCTACTGCACCTACGTACACTGGTTACAGAACTATGAGAGAGTTTTTGGCTGATCGAAATAATCCAAGGTTTAAACTCGAAGGCGGATTTAGGTCTGCTGTTGAGCAACGGATGATTAAGACAGACTTTAACAATCTCCCGCAGTAATAGGGACTACTGCAAAAATTTTTCAGCCAATTAGAATTAGAATAGATCCCCTTAATTGCAATGGATAATTCTTAAGTTATGAGGCAGACTTTAAAAAGACTCGCAAGAATAATCTTTTATCGTAATTGTTTTGTCCCTTTTAATTTTTTATTTTAAAAGGAATTTTTACAATGGGATATAGTGATCCAGCTGGCGCAGATTTAGCAGCCAGCTCTTTACCGTATAGAGATAGTGCCTCTGCTGGCATTAGTGGTGCTCCGCATACCGTAAATGCGACTAACGAACTTTGGCTTCCTATTTGGTCTGGCGAAGTTATTCATGCTTATGATGAGCATAACAAGTTTGAATCAATGGTTACTTCAAAGACCATTGCTTCTGGAAACGAAATGGTTTTCCCAATCACGGGAACCGTGGATCTTAAGCCTTCATGGGATGCTGGTGAAGAATTGGTTGGCGGTGCTGATCAAACCTCTACCACCTTTAAGGTTCAATTGGATAAGCGACCAATGGCTGCTCACTTTGAGTTAGATAACATTGACCTTATGCTTACCCAATGGGAGTATAGAGCAGAGATTGCTAGACAAGCTGGCATGACTTTGGCTAACACTAGAGATAAGCAAATTTATGCTTACCTTGTTCGTGCTGCTGCTGAAGCCAAGTTGTCAAACGATCCTCGTTCTTCTTTAGCTTATCATGATGGTTTCCACAGTGCTACTTTTGATGATCTTGGTAATGCTTCGCAAACCAATAACACTACTAGAGCAAATGCAGCTTTAGCTTATCTTCAAGATTTGGAAGACTATATGGTTCACCTGCTTGAAAATAACATTCCTACTGAAGGTGTCTACTCTGTAGTTTCGCCACGTACGTTCCAAGACATTCGTGCTCTTGGTGTTGCTCGTAGTGGAACTGAGGCTGCTAACGCACAACCATTATTTGGTGGTGTTGCTGACGCTGGTGGTTTAGGTGCTCCATTGAAGCAAGGTATGTACGGTTACGATGATACTCTTGAGTACATGGGTGTTACTATTTGTAAGTCTAACCACAGACTTACTGCTGACCTTGGTGGAACCACCACGATTGGTGAAGCTCGTTATAACCTTGATTATGAACTCAAGGAAAACGACGGTGACACTGGGTTGGCGGACAACACCGTGGCTCACGAGATTAAGGCTGTGACCTTCCAATCTGGTGCTGTTGCTGCTCTTAAGCTTCAAGGTCTTAAGGTTGATACGGTTGATGATGTTCGTCGCAACACCGTGTTTACCGTGGCATCTATGATGGCTGGTACTGGCGTGCTTAAGCCTGAATGTGCTACTGTTCACACCAATATGGGTGAACTTAGCGATGGGTCTGATACTGATGGTAGAGCTGGCTTTAAGTTGGCTCTCGGTATGACCGGCGAGTACAGCTAAATTTAAAATTTAATACATACGCTGCTTGCCCTCGAAAGGGGGCTTGCAGTTTTCAAAGGAGGATCTTATGGGATATATTTCTAGATTACAGGCTATTAATGAAATGCTACTGACAGCAGGAGAAGACGTTGTATCTGATTTAGATAACAACTCTGGTATTGATACAGGTATAGCAGAATTTATCTTAGATAGAGCTTCTGAAGAGTTTCAATATAAAGGAATTGCAGGTAACACCTATGTTAAAAAGTGTAAGCCTGATTCAGATAACAAGATTATGCTGCCCTCCGATACTTTGGGTGTCAGGTTATTGAGTCATCACGTATCGGATAAGGAAGGTTACAAGAACTTTATCATTGAGGCTACTGTTAGAGGAGAGCCTAACGGTTATCTCTTCAATGTAACAGAACAATCAGATACTTGGGATGACGAAGAATATACTATTGAGTTTATTCAATTTATGAGATGGGAAGATATGGATACTAGTATTCAAAAGTCTATTATTATCTCAGCAGCTCGTCACTATCAGATTATTACTATGGGTGATGGAGACATTGACAGATATCTTGCCTCTAAGGAGGGCATCAGTCTTGGTAAGGCTAAGGCTACAGATGTTCTAGACAAGAACAGAAGTATCTTTACTGGAGACTTAGCAAGACGAGCCTTTATGAATCGTGGTCACACAGCCAATGATCCCTCAAGAGTTAGATACTGGAGACACAGATAATGGCAAAGTCAAAAAACCTTATGGTTCGGATTCCAATCTACAGTTTATCTAGCGGTGTAGGTAGACAAGCATTTACTAAGAGATTGCCTACCGAAGCTGAGAATATTGACAACTGTTTTGTTACCTTAGAAAAGTCTATTAGCAAGAGATCTGGATTCGAGTTCTTCTCTCCAATTGATGACGGTAATGATGTCTTGTTTGAAACTGTCGATACTAAAAATCTGTGGTTCTATTGGTTTGATATCTCAGATACCATTAGATACTTAGTGATTGTACATTACAAAGATAATACTGATGATCTAATTAGAATTTTTAAGATTACTGATCAGGGTTGGTTAAATATTACCAGCAGTATTGGTCCTATCTCTGACAACATTAGAGACTATTTAACCTATAAGCCAGATACAAACGACGATGCTAAAGATGTTTTAAAAGCTGTCTCTATTGGTCAAAATATTTTAATCTTAAATAGAAAAGTCAAAGCTGGTTTTTCATCTGAAGCTACGGGTAAAGCTGTTGCTCCCGGTAGAAGTTTAGAAAATAGTTTTCAAATTGTAGATGGCGGCACTCAGTTTCAAGAAGGTACTGTATATAGAACATCTTCAGCAGAAGGAGCAGGACTAGAAGTTACTGTTAATGAACAAGGAGGTACTATTGTTTCTATTGCAACGGTTGAAAATTCTGGAGACGGATACAACCTGAACGAAACAATTACTATTCTGAATCCGTTTGGCACAAACGCAACTGTCCGATTAGTAGATATCTTAAATACCAAGTTTAACTTAGATGGTACTAGTAATACAACTGAAGATCTTAAAGGTCGAAAGATTGATTACTATACCAGTATTCCTCAAGATCCTGAGGGCAAAGCTAAAGAATACAACGAGTATGCAAACTATTTATCTGGGGATGAGGTTATTTTTTCTGAGGATGGCAGCACAGCTTTAAGGAAAGTTTATAAAACTATTCAACCAATTGATCCAGAACCACCTGAGTATCAAGTTAATGATGATGGTACTGCTGATACCGATGTCAACTTTGGTGGAGATGGTGATCAGCCTCCGTTTATTGGTGGTAATATAAATGCGGACTACTGGGAATTTGAAAGAGATACTAAGTTGCTGTTAGCTGAAGACTTTTTCTATCCTGATCCAGAGAAACCAGAATTAGGACAAGCTGTTCCAAACTTTGG